AAATAAAAAGATATATAAATAAAACTTATGAGCAGCACTATGCTAACGATAAGTATCAGGCAACTGAGATGATCGTGGACGCAGGACATGGTGTAGGATTTTGCATGGGAAATATTATGAAGTACGCCATGCGATATGGAAAGAAGCCTGATCCTGTCACCGGTGATTTAAGAAACCAAGGGGATCTGTTAAAAATTATTCATTATGCTATTATAGCAATAGAATTATGGAGACATGAAGAGGTCCACCCTAATGATTGAAGACAAGGTTGGCCCTAAAGAATATCTAGGAATTAAAATAGATTACGATAAAGATTCTAGCCTAGATGATTTCAGTTTGAACAGTTTAAAAGATAGGTACTTTTGGGATAGTGAAACCCACGCTCAAGAAGCGTTCGCTAGAGCATCCGTTTTTGGAGCTACATATAAAGGAGTAACAGACTATGAATTGGCTCAAAGACTTTATAGGTACAGTTCCGACTGTTGGTTCATGTTTAGCACTCCTATTCTTAGCAACGGGGGAACAAGTCGCGGCTTACCTATTAGCTGCTTCCTTAATTATGTCCCTGATAGTCGTGGGGGTCTTTCTGATCATTATGACGAGAACATTTGGCTGGCAAGTTCAGGTGGAGGCATTGGTGGATATTGGGGAGATGTTAGGAGTAACGGTATTCCTACTTCTAACGGTAGTCGTTCTACTGGTTCTATCCCTTTCATGCATGTAGTAGATTCTCAGATGCTTGCCTTTAATCAAGGCACAACTAGGCGTGGTAGCTACGCTGCATACATGGATGTTAGCCATCCAGAGATAGAAGAATTTATTAATATACGAAAAGAAAGTGGCGGGGATATAAATAGAAAGTGTTTAAATTTACACAACGGGATAACCCTAAGCAAAGACTTTTTAAATGCCGTTAAAGAGAATTTAGATTGGAGATTAGTTGATCCCCGGACTAATGAGGCTGTTAAAATTGTTAACGCCAGGGATTTATGGTGGCAGATTATTTATGCTAGAGCAGAAACAGGTGAGCCTTATATAGTAAATCTAGATATTTGTAATGAGCATTTACCTAAAGAACAGAAGGATTTAGGGTTACAAATAAGGCAAAGCAATCTATGTTCCGAAATAACATTGCCTACCAACGAAGAACGAACAGCCGTTTGCTGCCTGTCTAGTGTGAACTTAGAATACTTTGATGAGTGGTCAAAAGAACCTAAGTTTATTGATGACTTAGTAACGATGCTAGATAATGTGTTGCAACACTTTATAGAGAACGCCCTAGATACTACACATCTTGGAGAATACAATGCCAACTATAAAAGATTTAAGAGCCACATTAAAGTCGGTCAAGAAGGATTTACTAAGGCGGCTTACTCGGCTTATAGAGAAAGGTCAATTGGCTTGGGAGCAATGGGATTTCACGCATATCTCCAACACAAAAACATTGATTTTGAAAGTATTTATGCTACAGGATTTAACTATAAATGTTTTAAGTACATTAAATCCGAGGCGCGCAAAGTTTCTAAGAGATTGGCTGATGAGCGTGGTGAAGCTCCTGATGTACACGGGTCAGGCTATCGTAATTCTCACTTGCTTGCTGTCGCTCCTAACGCTAGTTCTAGTATTATATGTGGCGGGACATCTCCTTCTATTGAACCTTTTCGCGCTAACATCTTTACACATAAAACCCTTACGGGCAATTACCAAGTTAAAAACAGATTTCTTGAAAATCTTTTTAAAGAGAAAGGATTATTGGACACAGAAATAAAAGATTTGTGGGCAGACATATTAGCTAATAATGGATCTGTACAGCATCTAGATATTCTTTCTGATCACGAAAAGAATGTATTCAAAACAGCAACAGAAATAAATCAACTATGGATAATTGAACATGCAATTAAAAGACAGGAGTTTATTTGTCAAAGTCAAAGTGTTAATCTATTCTTTGTATTACCTAAGGCCACAGAAAATCAGGAAGTACATGATGACTATATGCAGTATGTAAATGATGTACACTGGTACGGGGCTAGCAAACTCAAGTCTCTCTATTATTTTAGAACGGAAGCAGCCCGAACTACAGAGAATGTTACTGTTAAAATACCACGAATTAAATTAGATGAGATAGAATGTTTAGCCTGTGAGGGATAGCCCATGAAAATAGTAGAAGAAGAATTAGGAGACATCAAATGCGATTAGATGAAACAACACCTAAAGACAGCTTATCGTGGTATATTAAATGGTTGTCCTCCTCGTTTTTAATTGCAGCGATGGCTATTAGAGCTTCAGATGGATCTAATTTTATAGACACACTTCTTTCTTTTACGGGGGCATTCGGATGGTTTTGTGTGGCTTGCCTGTGGAAAGACAGGGCGCTGATAACATTAAACGCAATCGGCATGTTCATTTTATTTAGTGGGCTTCTACAGGGGTTCGTTTAACATGAAAATAGTAGAAGTAAGATGGGGCGATGCTTGGATAGACCCATCTGATTTCTCTTTAGCAGACGCTAAGAAATTAAAATCTATTGTTAGGACTACAGCAGGATTCTTAATAGAAGAAAATTCTGAAGTCGTTGTACTCTGTACAGACTTTTATGAGAAAGATAAGAAGACTATTAACACGCCGATGATCATACCTAGAGGAATGATACTTGATTATTGGATTTATGAGGTTTTAGAAGGTGAATAAACAGGTGGTATATATGGGAAGACACGCTAAAATAAAGGCTTTAAGATTGAAGTATGAAGCCAGTATCGCAGAAGTGAAAGTAGATATAGAGAATTATTTAATGAACAGCGTGGGCGTTGCCGAACATCCACATATTGTGGAATCTTTAGATGTCTTGATATCTACGCTGGCTGATGCTGAAGATAAGCTGCAGTCTTTGAATAACAATTTTATAAGCACTCTATACCGACAAGATAATAAGGCATGAGCTTATTAGGGACAAGAGATTATTATAAACCATTCGATCATCCGTGGATGTTCGACTACTATGTATTACAGAACCAGATGCATTGGATGCCCGAATCTGTGCCGCTACATACAGATGTAAAAGACTGGCAAGATCTATCTGATACTGAGCGTAACCTCTTAATACAAATCTTTAGACTATTCACACAATCAGATGTGGATGTAGGGGCAGGATATATAGATAAATATATGCGGGTATTCAAGAAGCCAGAGGCTCGAATGATGATGGGTTCTTTTGCGAACATGGAATCTATACACCAGCACGCTTATAGTTTATTGTTAGACACCGTAGGCTTACCAGAAATAGAATATAAAGCCTTCTCTGAATATGAAGAAATGGCAGGGAAGCACGATTACATTAAAGACTTCAAGCCTACATTAAACAATAAGAAAAGTATTGCTAAGACCTTAGCAGTCTATTCGGCTTTTACGGAAGGTCTTCAATTATTTAGTAGCTTTGCCATACTATTGAACTTTCCTAGGTTTGGAAAGATGAAGGGTATGGGACAGATTGTAACGTACTCTATTAGGGACGAGTCGCTTCACGTTGAAGCTATGACTAGACTATTTAAGGAGTTCATCCAAGAGAACTTAGATATTTGGACAGACGATTTTAAGAAAGAGATCTACCAAATCTGTAGGGAAATGGTGAAGCTAGAAGATAAGTTCTTAGATCTAGTATTTGCTATGGGGGACATTCAAGGACTAACTAAGAAAGATATGTATGCTTATAATAGATACATTGCTGATAGAAGACTACTTCAACTTGGATTGAAAACTAATTTTAAGCAGAAAGAAAATCCACTAGGATGGTTAGATGAAGTAATGGGAATAGAACACCAGAACTTCTTTGAAGGGAGGGCTACGGCCTATATGAAAGCAGGGTTGCGCGGCGATTCTGGTAAACTTATATTTAGAGATATTGAATAATGACTAATGAAAACAACGAAGCAACCTTATTGGGATACAGAATCTTATTTGATTCTAAAGGTAATCTTATTACAGAACGAATATCGGTGGATATTAAAAAATTAAAGAAATCCTTTAGTCTAGAAGACTATAACTTATTGCGAAGTGTTTTATCTGAAGCAAAAACAAAACTTGATAAAGTACACAACCAAATTGAAACCGCTTTAAATTTTAGAAAATAAAATATTTATATTTATTAAATTTAGTTAATGCGAATCATCACCATTTTTCCTTGTTCGCCCAATAAGCCGCTGACATTTTTCCTTTGGCTATATTCTTACCGTGTCTTGCCTTGAAGGGTTTCCTTCTAGCCTTCTGCCTCGCAGACTCACCAGCTTTAGGTTTACCAGCCGTGGAAACCCCTTGTTGTCCAAAACGTATTGTCTTTATCTGATCGCCTGACTTAGCCACTACAACATGGGATTTTGTTTTATGTCCTGGTGTCCTCTTAGGCTTGTTAAAACCAGAGACTCCTGCTCTTTTTAATCGTGGGTCTATCATTCTCTTGATACTCCCTTCATTTTTTCAAATGTTCTAAGACCGCCTAGTCCTAACATACCCATCAGCACAGTAGATAGCTGACCGAACTCAAACTCAGGAAGATCCTGCTCGACGCCTCCTAATGCGAATCCGAACTGTAAGAGTGGCGCTAGAATAAAATGATAAGCTAAAGCAACGCCACAGACCCACCCAACGAATGGCCTCCAGCCTGCTACAAAGATACTCTTGTGTGCAGCTTCAGCCTTGTTCACCTCAAGCTGTGCAAGATTGGCACTGTGTAATGCTGTCTCTAGCTCATGCTGTAGTTTCATCTTTAAGTCTTTATCAACTACAAACTTATCTAGGATGCCTGCTACGGGGGCTATCAGTTTATCTAATCCAAGCATTTATTCAGTTCCTTTATCCGCCTATTCTGCGGATATTATGGCTTGTATTCTCCGCAGAGACAAGAAGAATTTCCGCACTTTATGCGGAGATTGAGCGCACGATTCTCCGCAACCTCGTACACACCAGCTATCGAACTCTAAAGTACGGAAATCCATAACCCAAACAGTAAATTTACGATGGATGAATTACTCACTCTATCTTATCAGATAAAGTGGCTAGTTGCTTTTCCAAGAATGTCAACCTGATGTTTTGCTCTGCATCATCTGGTAAAGAACCTAATTCTCCACGAGGCCACAATGTCCTGAACTCTGAATTCTGCTCTACTTGAACAGTTTGTAGGTCGTGATTGTGTTCTAAGAAACTTAAACGCTCTGTGATATTAAAGTATCCCATAACCCCTGCTGCTGTAGTGATAATTAGAGCGATAAGGTTTCTGATCGGAATTGTTATTTCCGAACCATCATTTAATTTAGGTACTCCAGGCACTATGTATTATCCTCTAATGAGATTTCAAGATCAGCCTGTAAAGTTCTTTCGACTTCTCCTAATACCCAAGCTGGAACATCTTCTAAATCTATATCTGCAAAGCCAGACTCTTCTGCTCTTTTCAAATAGAGTTCAATAAGATTTTCGTACAAGCTTCTGAAAGATTCTCTCTTTATCCAAGGCTTGTCTTTATTTGTACGTTCCTTACAATCTATTTTGTAAGCGTCGTCAAGCTCTGTTTCAAGGTAGAGAAGCATTTTAATTTTCTAAAGATTTTAAATATTCAGCGACTCTTTCATCCCACATAATACCTGTCGCCTCTCTCAGTTCTGCCGCCCCTTTCCAATGAAAATCTAACCAAGCATCTTTTTGAGAGATCGCACCAGAAGCTAGATCGTCTAGTTTGAATAAACGATCATTTGGTAACGGCCCTTGTACCGCTTTATCGGCATAAAATATATCATCTTGTAAAGATTCAGAATAGAGGGAGAAATCAGGATTGTCATCATTAAACAGTTTAATATCTTCTTCTGTATGCGTAAGTTTATTGTCCTTTAAAAATCTTTTGTATCTATTACGAGCAGTTAAGGCTCCTTGTTCTAAGTCAGGCTTAGAAGGATGTTTCATTTCATATTGATACTTTC